TATCTCGGTTTAAAAGAGTTGGTACCCTCAGAGGAGGAAGATTGTGCTTCAAGTGCAGTAACCCCACCGGTAAACTATGGATTTAAAAATTATACATTTCAATTACTAATTGCGGATGTTTTACTTTTATTTGAACATTTAATAAATTTATTTACATTTCTTTTAACAAATGCACTTGCAAACTTTTTACATGATTTAGCTAATGCGTTTAATGGCTGGCCGACTACAAGATTATCAAGTAGAGTCAAAAAAGCGGCATATATAATTCAGGACGCCACACAAAGAAAATTATATTTAATAAACTATCCTGAATGTGAAGAATGTAATGGTGAAAACGAATTTGGTACAGCTCAAGGTGGGTTAGCTGAAATTGAATATTGCGAAGTTGGTTCAATAACAGTACACGGCTCAAGTGTTGAAACACCGAGAACAGGATTTACTGTATCAAATGATGATTTTTTCCAAACCAATCCATATACGGGGTATACGGGGTCATCCCAACCATGTACGGGGGCCATGTTAATAGTAGGTCCTACCCTATGTGAAAGAGCAGAGGATTTTGTTAATAATCAATCAAATTATGTTTTAACATATACATCTAATGGTACAACAACAATAATTCCATTGGGAGGTACGGGTGGTACATTTAATATTAGTGTTACTATAAACCCTGACCCACCGGAAGATTGTCTGAGTTATGTTTTAACATTTGATGACCCAGATGGATTCTTTATCGAAACAATTCAGTATAATTGTGAAATTAGAGATAAAAATTCACCTGTAAATCCTGCGTCAGTAATAACGGCACAACTTGAATCTGAATGTGAGTTATATGATGTTCCATATAATGAAAACATAGTTTCTAAATACTTTGTTGGTACAGGTAGAACACAATACAATCCAGGTTCTTTACCGGCAGGTGCAGATATAACCGCAACAAGAATATCAGATAGAAATGAGTTCGGATTACCAATTTCATATCTAGGAGCGTCGTTCTCACCAAATACACCGGCAGATGGTCCTAACTCTGGTGGGTCCTACGCGTTTTCAGAATTTAGTAATGGAGTGTTTTATTTTATACCCGGAACACAAAGTGCCACTAGAATATTTGCAATTCTTAAAGAATACAGAAGAAGAAAAAGAGTTGGTACAATGTTCTGTGGAGGAATTGTTAATTATGGATTCTTAGATAACTGGCTAAGCGGTTCATTATATTTCTTTCAATTTAAAGCTAGAGTTAGATGGAATGATGAAAAAACATTAGATTTAAATGTTGGTCGTACAAATTACTGCAAAGATTTAGTTATATATAAAGCAAAAGAAGAGACTACTGGTTTTCCTGTAAAAAGATTTTATTATCGTTCTACGTTATCAAACTCATCAGGAACATTCATTGGTAAAACATATACATATGTTAATATTAATGGAAACCCTGATACATTTAAAAGAATTGGTCATCCGACTACATTAGTTGATTTAGGACCAAGAGATGAATTTATTAGAGAAATATGTACTGACCCAACACTTGACCCAAATTGCTCTGTTGTAAGGTCTATTGGACCATCGTCATTTCAAAGTTTTGGCGAACTACTAGGTTTAATTATAAACTATAGAATGGATACCGAAGCAAATGACGGATTTAGTCTTGATGATTTTTTTGATAATGGAGGATTTGAAGAATGTGGTTATGGAAAAAAAGTATTGGACGGAGATATTCTACAATTAATTTCAATTAATAATGAAGCGGGTATTGAAGAATTCAACCTACAAAGTCCAAAATATTTAGGTTATTCGTATCAAATTCTTGACCCTGAAACATATCCTGCGGTTTTTAAAAATGGAACCGATGTGTGGGGACCAACACCGATAACATTTGATTTTGATGCGGATGGTCAAAGAGTTCGAGCTTGTTTAAATGAACCAGGCAGATTAACAGAATCATCTCAAAACGTCCCATTCTTTTTATGGGATAAACAAGGAACAGGTTTCGGACCATATGACGACGACACTAAAGATGACCAATCGTGGGATTATAAAAATATTCAGTCACAACCATTACAGGGTATGACATATGGATATACATTGACTGGTGGAACTAATGACCCATCAGATAAATACTTGTTATTACCAATGACTTATACATATAGCGGATTATCAATAACAGGTTTGAACGTGACAAATAGTGTTGAATTTGATGTTGTTGAAGCGTCAGTAACAGATAACCACACATCATATGATACACAATATCCCGGATTTACTTATTTATTTGTTACAGGTGGTACCATCACAACGCCAACCGCGGGTATATTATATACGAGGTATGGTACTGCGGGTACTTGGCACACGTTAAGTTGGAATAGTGGTATGGATTTTATCATTAGAAAAACACAAGATTATTATTCGGAATATAAACAAATTTTATCCACACCATTCCAATTTTATTTTGGATTAAGACCCGGCAATACTGGTGTTGATAAATTTATAAAAAGATTTGGTCCTTTAGGGGCGTTTCCCGCATCTGAATAATGGAAAAGAAAAAAGTCATATTACCAACTAAAAAATTCTTTGGAGCGATTAATGAAGATTTGAGTCTAAAAATAAATTTAGATGAAAGTAAAAATTTGCTTAGAGAAGGTGATAGAACAATCATTCTTGACACATCAATACTTTTTGCAAAAGAGAGAAACGAAAGTCCACATTATAAAATACATGGAAAACTTAAAATGGTTTTCAGAAATCTGTATAGTGGAACTACAGGATATCAACCATTAAAGAAGAATTTATATTTAGTTTTTGATGATGGTAATCAATTTGATGGTTTTTTACCATACAATGAATTTGCATTTTTAAGAGATGATGTTAAAAGAGAAACCAACGACCCTATTTCCACAAGTGTACTTTCTGCGTTTACTCAAAATATAATAGTGACCGGACAAACAGACCATGTTGAAGTCACACCAATCACAGCACCATTTCACAATTGGAATATTTGTTTATCATATATCTATTCTGGTGACCCATCTCACCAAATGAAATATACATTGAGTGGTAATACCGTCTATAGTTTTACTGCTCAAGATGGAATACCATTTAGAGTTACAGAAGACAGGTCATCATATTATCTAACAAGTCCAGTTGAACATGGTATTAGTAAGGGAGAATATATTGTGATATCGGGAGGCACATTAAATAACACAGTACCACAATCAGGTAGAACATTTTCGGTTACTTCGGTTGGTAATGAAAAGTTTAATTCTGAAAATTATGTTTTAGAAATAAGCAAATCAGAAGTTCCATCTGGTACTACGTTATCCACAGTTGTCCTTGGTAAGAGATGCATTAACAGAAACAGATTAACCGAAACAATTTCAACATATTATGTCCATAAACATAAAGTGTTGACCATGGGAGACGCATTTATTTTAGATAAGATTGGTTTTGAATCTTCAGTTTGGGAAAATGAAAAGAAATTAGTTTTTGAAAATAGTGTTGGTGATAACGACGTATTAGTTGTAAGAAACAGAATGGAATCATTAGTTTATGATTTTAAACAACCATTTACATTAACAGGTCTAACAAATAATCTCGGATACCTACCAACTGATGTGTATGTGTCTATTGTTTTTAAAAACAAAAACGGATATTTTGATTACCCCTATAAGGTTGGTTATAAGTTTAATTTCCATGATACGTGGATTGACCAACATTTTAGTGGAACAACATCGTTAGAAACGTCAGTACCTTATGGTACGTTTACAAAATCAGGAAATACTTTTATTTCTGGTGGTACGATTACGACAGGCACAACATTAACTGGCGCATTTATAGAATATAATAGGTCAGAATTAAAAGAAAGAGTTGTTAGTGAGGCGTATCATAAGATTACATCACCAACAACAATATTCGACCATAACCAAGATGACCCAACATCATATTCGGGAGCGTCGGTAAATAATAAATTTGGTATCTACTATCAACCACATCATAGAGTGAAACTTAGAGAGTTATCTCCTTATGTTGAGACATCTACAACAAATCAAATATATGGGTTACCTCAAAACGCTAAGTATTTTTCCGAGGAGTTGTTATGGAAATGGAGAGATGTTTATGACCATGGGTTCATAGACCCAGATGGATTTGGCACAAACCATCCTTACATTAATAATATTCATTATGTAAAAAATGATATTAATTTCTATTTACGTAATGAACAACAATATACCAATAAAAAAGATGGAAAGTATAAAATAAAAAGATTTAAGTGTTAAAGTGGAATTAGTTAGAAGAAATATTGACCAAAATTTAATTGTAGACCCAATTCAAAATTTTAAAACTGATTTGGGGTGGACCGAGTCCGCCGAAATCATGGAAAAAGAAATTCTTTATCAGATTATAAACCCAATAGAGAATTATGAGACGGTGAGATACATACATAAACCATATACAAATGTTAGTGGATTTAGTCAAACAGACATTTGGTTCTACTTTTACTTTGGTGATTATCAGTATAATACTTCAAACCCCGCAAATCCAATTATTACGGGTGTGACGTTTAAACAAGATTATCAGTTAATGGATATAACATTACAAGAAAACGCTTTAATGTTAAAACAATCAACTGAAAGTTTTTTTAGATTAGAATTTTATAAAACACCAAATGATGTTGCTCCTAACAATACAAATAAAAGAATGGTTTTTGCTAAAAACATAGCACTTCCATTGGGTGAAAAAATATTTTATACAGGAACAACATCCGGTTCAACAATACCGATGAATGATTACATATATTTCCCTGTCTTTATGGGTTCAAATTATAGAAATAAAGAGAATATGTATTTCTTTTGGTTTACGGACGATACGCCATTTGATGAAACAAATTTGACTGGAAATACATTTTACATGACCGCCAAATTTTATAATGCAAAGACAAGTGAAATTTTTGATTTTACAAATAAAACAAAGACACCTAACGATACAATTGTCGAAGAAAATGACTTATACTATAAAGTTGTAATTGATAGGAGTGATTTCTCATATCAAATATTTCAATTTAATGGTTCTGTTGGTTCAAGAATAGGTGAAACAAATGACCCAATAGTTTTTTATGAAAAATTCTTATAAAATATTAAGGAAGAACATTCCAAATGTTAGACTACATTCTCTAAGTGGTCAATTTTGGTATGACTATTTTGGTAATTGGGTCCCATGGTCAGGTTCTACAACATTACCACCCGTCACAGGAGATGTTGTCTATAATGTCACAGGTAGTCTTGCAACAGGATACTATAAGTGGACAGGTAGTGCGTGGTCTTCGATAACCGAAGCAACTGCTGTCGGTAGTCACGATGTCCCACTATTTTTAGAATCGTCAGTTGATGAAATGGGGGTAATGGTTGGGTTTGATGGATATATGGAACAAGTTGAACAAATATGTAATTTTTCATACACTCAGACAGGAAACACCGTTCAGGTTTACAATACGGTGGATTCAACTAAAGTATCTGAAATACTTACAGTTAACTTCACAGTTGATTGGGGGGATGCCACAACATCAACGTTAACAACTCACACCGGAACTACCCTTAACTCCACAACCAAGACGTATGGAACTGCGGGTGTAAAAAACATATCAATTTCATTAAACACGCCTTGGTTAAACTTTAAATTGCAGAAAAAGGTAACCGTACCCGCAAACGTAAGTGTTCCTAACCCACTAGGTTCATTGACCGGGTTTACCATTCCGTATACAAACATAACAGGTCAAACGTTGAATTATCTTAATAATCTTGACTATACAACCACAACGGGAAATACTACTTTCACATACGCAGCAATCGGAAATAGTAGAATTGACGAAAAAAAATTATATGGCTCAAACACATATAGTGGAGTAACTACCGGAACCCTATCCGGTGTAACTTTCAGTGCATATACTATAGACAATCTACATTATATGGATTTCTCGGATGGGGTAACAACGATTACGGGTACAACAACTGGTTTTACAAAGGAAGAGGTTATAAATTATGTGTTAACAAGGAACGAACACTTTTTAGGTTTTATAGACGAACCAACCATATTTTCTGATTTATTTGTTGAAAGGGGTAAACAGGGTGTAATGGAAAAAATACTTAGGTTGACCGAAATAGACAATACGGGGGAATTAGATATCTATGGAAATGGGTATTTTAACATAAGAAAACAATAAAAATTATATTTATTAATAAAAAATCATGGCAGTAGGTAGTTATGGAATAATTAGACCGGCAGATGTATCACCCGAGGACGTAGAAATATATTATCACTACGTTTCAGGTAGAACAAATAGTGCAACTGCAACCCTTAAAAGGTTAAGTTCAGCCGATGTTTTAACCCCCGTTTTTCACAATTCAAATACAACTGATGATGCCGCGGCACCAAACGTTGAGATTTTGGGTGGTATGTATAACTTAAAGTTAGCTTCTTCAGATTTCTCTGAATTGGGAATATATACCCTACATATTAGACCTAAACAGATACGTACAACAATCACGGATTGTGGTATTTTGGCATCATTACCTTCTGTTAGAGGTTTGGTTATTGATTTAAGTAATGTACCAGCCGCAGACAGGAATAAGTTTACTCCACAAGGTTTGGTTGGTTATAGAATAGAATATATTAACACGTCGGATAATAAGAAAATCACCAACTTCTACAGAGTTGTAACATCTTCATTTTATTGTACTCCAATTGTGTCTAACTTAACAAGCACTTCACAAAAAGCCATCAGATATCAATATAGTGAACAAGCAACAAATTTGATGTTTTTGACTGTTACACCATCCTCAGCACCATCAAATAAACCAAATACGGTTCCCTTTATTGGTACACCATCACAAAAAATTATTTTAACAAATACATTTTTTAACCCAACAACAATTGAGGTTGAAATGGTTGAACACGATGCAGGTACATTGGCTAACGCATTGTATGGTAATCAAACTAAAGCTGTTTCACAAGGTATCTACACCATTTATGACAATAATAATAACATATACAAACAGTACAATCTTTACGAAGTCAAAGACGAATTTAATGAGACATTATATGAAGTTCGTGAAGAAAGGACTGACATAGATGAGACACTAAACTTTGATACGATTACCGAATAATGGCGAAAAGAAAGGTACCAAGCCAAGCGCCAAGTGGCGCGGCAACATTTAATGATAATCTTGTTGGTAGACAAATTACCAACGGAAGTTCGGCGCTTGTTAATACCTCATTTGACATTGATAAAACTATACCTGATAAAGATTCTAAAAGTTTTAGAAAAAATCCATTTTCTGAGTTTCTTACTTTAGATAATATAAAAAAAGAAGACACTAAAACAGACGTAACAACTCAGCAACCTACAAGTTCTGCGGCCAAAAGAAGTAAATCGATAAGATTTCGTAACGATAAACAAAATGCAGATAAGTCTTTATATGGTTCTTTAAGAGAAAGAATTTTGGTATCGATTACCAAAATTATAAAAAAATTCCCCGCAGCATTACAAGTAATTGCCGATAGTCCTATAGGTGTGAACTTATTCTCAGCGTTTAATATTTCATATAGTAATAGTTTAGACAGAACAACATTCACAATTCAGTTAAGTAAAGTTTCAAATCCATTTGGAATTATTTTATCTGAACCAAATAGTGCGATTAAACCTACAAGTGAAAATGAATTAAGAAATCTATATTCATCAAACAATAAGTATGTTTTATATATAAATGGCGAATCGTACCCTGTATTTCAATATACAGAGCCAAATTCTTCAAATGAAATAGTTTTTGTTGTAATTGGTCAACCATTTACAGGTTCTACAAGTACAACAAACTTTATAATCAGACCAAATGATGGTATTGTTGAAGAATTTTACAATGGATTAGATGATGTTGAATCTTCATTACTCAATAGAGATACAAGCCCAACATACACATCAAATTTTAGAATTCCGAGAGATAGTCCCGATGGTTCAAAGGTTACAATTCAAAACGTTGAGTTTAGCTGGCCAACATTAGGGGATGGATGGAACATACAAATTTATGGTCTTGACTATGAATTATATGTACAAAGTTTAAAAGATGTTTGTGATGAGATTGATACATTTAAATCAAACACAATTGTTAGATTTTTAACATCACCACAATTATTAGAATTTGATACCGCAGACCAAAGAGCTCAAAGTGTATTTCAACTTTACGGACAAAGTTTTGACCAAGTAAAAAAATACATAGACAACATTGCTTACATGAGAAATGTGAGTTATGATGGTATTAATAACTTACCCGATATTTTATTAAAGAATTTATCTGAGAATCTCGGGTTATCAACTACAAATCTATTTGATGAAAAATCATTAGACGATGTATTATATACTCGTTTAGATTCGTCTTATGGTGGAGTATCCACTGGTTTTAATTTAGTTGATGCCGAACATGAATTCTACAGAAGATTATTAGTCAATCTTGCATATATCTTTAAATCAAAAGGAACAAGAGCATCTATTGAGTTCTTCTTAAAATTCTTAGGAGCTCCCGAACCATTAATAAAAATTAATGAGTATGTCTATCAAGTAACATCAATGCCCGTGAGTTTTGATTTAGAACAAGACATATACAATGTTATTGTTGGAGAAAAAACTTTTATAACGGGTCAATTTAATACAACAGGGTACACATATACTAAGATTACCACCACTGGCTCAACAGGATTTGATAGAGAAGGTTATCCTGTTGACCCTGACACAGGGTTACCAAGAAAAGCGTTTAGTCTTACTGAAGACATTTTCTTCCAAAAAGGTGCGGGATGGTATGATATTACATTAGACCACCGCTCACCAACGATTATAGATACCGAAAACTCAATTCTCACTGGTAGAACAAAAACAATTAAAACAAAAAATAAACCTTTTACTTATGGTGAGGATTATTTTAACGTGTTCAGAAAACTACCCGGATTAGATACGGGTTATGGTTTACAAACAGATATTGACAATACAAAAGCTCACGATGTATTGGATGGTTCGTCTTTAATTTTGAATAGAAAAAATATTAATATTCATATTTCAGCGTCTAACGCGATTAATTTTGATTTATTTAGAAAAAGTAGAGATTTAGAAATTTCATTCGGTTCAACAAATTTATTATCACCACAAACAGGGGTAACGTTTGCACAATTTACAAACAATTTTATTCACAAAGTAATAAAGAACTCTCATACAATTAGATATAAAAAGAATTATATTGTTCTTGAAGATATCTATAGAGATTATTTTTCTCAAACTTCATTCAAACCATATACGTTTATTGATGCTGCTGAATTTGTAAATAAAATCAGCCCTTATTGGGTTCAATTAGTAGAACAATTGGTTCCCGCAACTACACTGTGGACAGGAGGTAATCTAATAGAAAACAATTTATTTGGTAGACCGAAATATCCATACATATTTGATTGCCAACCAATGGAATTTATCGAGGACTTATATCCCGATTTTGAAACCGCAATTGAAGAAGACGTTGAAACTTTACTCGGTGAAGAAAATAATTTTAGAGGATTAATAAACTTGACTGGTGTAACATACTATCCAATAATCGAAATTGATGGGGTTATTTATGGTGGTCCATCATATACAGGTTTAACAACAGGAATGACTGTTGTGGTTAGCGGTACATCAAATACAACAAATAGTGCTAAGTTATATGACCCATTCCCAATGACGGGATGTACCGACTTAGTGAGTAATGACCCTGTAAATCTTGCACTTATTTGTGATTATAAAGATTATTTAGAACCTGATATTGTTAAAATTAAACAACTATGGGTTGAAGCGTTGACTAATCTTATTGGTTCAATAACAATATCAAGATATGGTTCAGGTTACTATGCTTACGCACCATTCACAGGAACAACCGGACAAACATATGTAACCGAAACTTTACCAATGGTAAGTTATGAAATCTTTACAGATGAAAATGGTGAAGAAATGATTAAGTTTTCATCCATAAAATATGGTATTGGGAATTGTTCGGTAAAAGATTATTTTGATTATAGATTTGAGGCGGATTATCAGACAATAAAATCAAATGATAGATTAAGTGTACAAGTTAGTGGTAATGGTGAATTTTATTGTGAAGAGCCAGCATCGTGTATTATGGTTAGTGACATCTATATTGATGTTATTGGTGCTCAATTCGGGGTTCAAAAAAATCACACATGGCCGTTTTACATTTATGCAAATTGTACAAGTGGTCATAGTCAAAATGCTGACGTTTACATTGAAAAAGTTGCGGGGTATGATTGTAAATTTAAACTAACTGGAGTTACTGAATTTGATGTAATAGATTTTAATATTATTGATGCCGCAAACAACGAAGTTAAATTCAAGATAGAAGGATTACAAGCTAAAATAGAACACGACCCATGTCCAATGCCAAGCGGAAAGAGTCACACAGAACTATTTGTACTTCAAGGATATCAAGGTTCAAATACTATATCTGAAATATCAGGAGCAACGTTTTGTGACAATTATACTGGATATACCATCCAACCAAAAGTTGAGTATAAATCAAACTTTAATTATGGTTTAAAAGATAGTTCAATAGTTTTAGTGGTTCCTTCAGGTTTAACAATTAATAGTTCAACAACAAGTTCACAAATTAATTCATATTTAACAGGTGGTACGATTGTAGAAAAATCTGTATATGGTTTACAAGTAGGTGAATACATTTTAAGTGCAAATTATCTTCCTTGTTCAGGATTTACGAATCAACAATTCCAAAATGCATCTCAAAGTGGATATTCATTTACGTATTCGTATGAAAAACTTTTAGTTACTGATAAAGAATGTCTTGGTTCTGTTAAGAAAAATAGAATTACAGGTGAAACAACAACAAATAGTATTGAAATATTTGAAGTTTTACCTACAACTCAATTAAGGGTTTATACAAATAAATTTATTGAGAATTTCGGTTCTGTAACGAATGGAACATATCACTTTGATGATAGATTCCCTGAAGAATTACAAATAAGACCGATTGATTTCATCGAACCTTGCTGCGACCACTCCAAAGAATTATATGATAAAGGAGATTTTCTAATTAACCAATATGGTTATCCAATAGAAGTTTTAGCGGTTGACCTAAATTATTGTGACACTGGTTTATATTTTAACTTAAATGTTCAAAAAAATGGTTCACCATTGACTGATACATTTATTGTTGTATTTGATGGTAATTCAAATGAACAAATTTTGATGAAACATCTATACAATAAACATCCAAATATTGATTTTGATTTAGGTCAATATTATAGTGACCCCGTACATTGTGCAACACCACCAACCAATAATGATTTATCTGAATCACCATTTGATTGCGACCAATCTCCCACAAACACACCCACACCAACTAGCACACAAACACTAACACCAACTCCTACTATCACATCAACAAGTACTCCAACATTAACAAACACGAATACATCAACCTATACTAGTACTCCAACAATAACTCTTACATCCACAAGTACGCCAACATCAACTAATACACTAACAGCCACAAGTACACCTACTTTAACTAGTACAAGCACTGCAACAAATACACCCACTCTTACTGCAACCAATACACCTACTTTAACTAGTACAAGCACTGCAACAAATACACCAACACTTACACCTACAAATACTGAAACACCTACATTAACAGCCACAAATACACTAACGTTAACAGAAACACCTACGTTAACTTCAACTGAAACTCCAACCCTTACAGCAACAAATACACCAACATTAACTTCAACTGAAACTCCAACCCTTACAGCAACAAATACACCAACATTAACTTCAACTGAAACTCCAACCCTTACAGCAACAAATACACCAACATTAACGCCGACTAATACTCAAAC